TATCAAGTTCTAAATTTAAATCATTATAACAATCTTCTTCAATAGCTTGATGTATTTTAGATAGACTTGGAGGAGTTCTATCTTGACTATTTGTACTAAAACATAAACCGTCTGCTACAGGAGCATTTGTCCATGCACTAAAATTATTGTAAGGGTCTAAACCAATCCAGATAACTGTTACATCATCCGGATTAGTTAGTTCAAAAGCCCTAAACACATTATCAGATACAGGATACACTTCAATTTCTTTTCTTCTTTTAGCAATATAGTTAGCTAGTTTTTTAAAATAAAGTTTATCAACCTCATTTTTAACTAATCTCCACCAATTACCAAATCTTTCTTCTAATGTTTTCATATTAATTTTTATAACCTGTTCCATTACAATCTTCACATTCCATATCATAATCACAATGATCACCACATTCAGGACATATACCTATATCTTTAGTATCCATATCTCCGTTAGATCTAGGTTCTGCACCACAACAATCTGATAATGAAAATTTACCTTCACCTTCACATGTGTCACAATATTCTTTTTTAGAAGTAACATCTTCATCTTCAAATATTAGCAAAAACTGAGTTAACTGTACACCTAACATAGAACAAATCATTCCTGCTACCATATAAGTTACGTTAATAATAGACTCTTCTTTTTTAAGATAATCTGTTATAGTTTTTGTATAATTAGGATATTCTCCTTTTAATTTTTCCTCAAATATTTCTTTATATTGAGGTTTTAATCTATCAAATAAATTTCTCATAATTTTAAAATATATAACGTATTGTATTCCAAGGTATTATATCGTCATGTAGTTTAGTGAATTGTTTAATATACTCATATTTTAGCTTATGATTATATCTTATGTTTTCACCACCATATTGTGATATTTTACCTTCTTGAATATCAGGTTTCCATAACAGTTCTTCTGCTACAGGATTAACCTCTAAATTGTGCTGATGTTTATTTAGGTTATGAGTTAGAAATATTACTTCACATTTTACAGAATCATTATCCCAATCATATGTTCTAGCATATTCTTTAACATCTTTAAATAATTGTTCATACTCTTGTAGCCAATTAAAAGATACAATAACAGGACTAAAATTTAAATGTACATCATAACCAGCATCTTGAAACATTTTTACTGCTTCTAATCTTTCATTTATTTTACTAGTATTTGGTTCTAATAAATCTGAATAAGATTGAGGCATTAAGCTAAACCTTATACGTATCTTTTTTTCTGGATTGTACGTACAAAGCTCTTTGTTTACGTATTTGGTAGCAAAACTACCCATAGCTTTAGGATGATTTTTGAAAAAATCAAACACTCTTTTCCAATCATAATGTTTTGTATGCAAAGCCATATCGGAGTTACAGCCTATGTCATACGTTGTATATTCAGGATGAGTTTGATTTGGTTTATCTATTATTGTAAAATATGCATGGTTGTTTACTTCAGTAAGTATATCTCCTAAATTAGTAGCTATATTTAATCCATCAACCTTATGCCTTTTACAATAGCAATATAAACATTGAAAACCACAACCAAATATAATGGTAGGTGTAAGATAATCTGTAGACCTACCACTATATTTGATTTCTAAAGCCTTTCTAGTGCTTTTTTCAACTATCATTATTTTTCAGATAAACATGTTAATGATTGATTTATTTTATGAATGGTAACTTTATAATCAGAATATTTTTTCTTTAAACTACTTATTATTCTGCTTCTGTCATTACTGTTATCATTAATAACCTCAAACATTTTAGTTTCTTCTTTGTCTTTAGTCAAAGTAAATGTTACATTATACCTCATTATTAGCTATTATTTTAAGTGGACAATCTAATGGTGTTGCTTTAATACAATCTGGAGCACTTGTAACCCAAACATTATCTTTGTTATTTAATGTATAAGCTAAATATCTTTTACAATTTTGCTTCATATGGCATTGATGACCGTCTTCTGTATGACCGGTACATCTTGAATAATCGTTAGGTAATATCATAATCCTGTTCTTCTATAATTGTATTTTCCCATTTTACAGCTTCAAAACCACTAATATCTAAATCATTTTTTATCTTTAGACACATATAGTTTTTGTAAAATTCTTGTATACCAATATGTTCTCCAAAATGTTTAGTGTATTCTTGAAAAATTAACATTGGATAAGGAGTTCCTTGTTCATCTTCTTCAATTAAAGCTTCTGCATATTTTGGACCTTTACCTGGTATACCTTTAATATTATCAGATGTATCACCTACAATCATGCTTACCCAAAAATTATGATAAGCTGTAGGTTGATCTACATAAACCCATTCATTCTTTCTTGGATTGTAATGATTACCTTCTAAAGATAGGAGGTCTTTATCTGGGCTAACTATAAAACTATTGTCATTAGATTTAATAAAATTAGCTACATAATCATCTGTTTCGTCTATACAACCAAATAACCAATGAAATTTCCATTTAGAAACTAAATAATTTTTCATTAAATGTAAGTTTTTTAGTGGTTCTAAATCTTTACGATTAGCTTTATATTCAGGATATATATCTTTTCTTGACTGAGAACTACCTCCAAAGAATCCTATGTAATCAGTAGCTTCAGTTACATTTAGAATATTAGTAATATAATCATCTGCTACTTTACAGCTTTCTTCAAATGTTCTTTCTCTGTAAGTAAATTTACCATCTACTTTGATAGGTTCACCATTTTCATCTAATATCTTTTCACCAGTAAGTGATAAATAAAATACGTGATCTACATCTATACATGCTATTTTATTCATTGTTACCTCCGTATGTTTTGTTGTAGTATTGTTCTGCTGCCAATCTTTGAAGTTCATTATCGGTAGCCATCCAAGCATCAATTATCTCCTCCTTGTGCATTTCTTTGGCTTGTTCGATTTCTTCTTTAAGGTAATTTAGCATCCTTTGAGGAAGTTTGCTTACCAACCACTCTACTGATGTTTGTTTCTTAGAGTTGCTCATTTTTTCGTACTAAAAATATTTTTAATGTTTTACCTCCATCTTGAACACTTAATTCAATATGATCAAAATCATCTAATTCTTTGTATAGAGTTAATAATCTACCAATAGGATGATTATCTGTAGCATGATTAATTACTTCTAGACGAGTAATTTTAGTTTCATCTATCTGTGTATTATTTTTCATAGTTTCTCGATTTCTTGTTTAACTTCTAACCAATATGGGTCATTTATTATCCTCATACCATTAATTTCCTCTTTATCTTTTAATATTTCATTAACAGCTATTAGGGCACATTTTTTAGCAGCATTATATTGATTGTAATATAAATGTTCTTTACCTTTTTCTGCTTCTTTTGAGGCTGGTAATGGCTGATACATTTTAATTACCAACTCCTCTGCTTTCTCTTTTGGTGTCATAGCTTTTCTATTTCTTGTTTAACTTCTTGCTAGTAATTATTAGTGCCTTTACCTGTATGTTTTATCCAAATATTATTTTGTTCAATTATCTCATCCACTGCTATTAATGCACATTGTTTGGCAACAGTTATAGCTCCAAGTCCTGCTGTTTCTAAACCTTCATGTTTAGAAGTTAATTTAAGAAATTTAATTATAAGTTCTTTTGCTTTTTCTTGTGGTGTCATTCGTAATCTGCATTTAAATATTCTATTAAATACTTTGCATAACTTACTAAAAATTGATTACCATCAAAGAAGAAGCTTTCAGCTCCTTCCCTAATGGCATTATTATAATCCTCTTTAAACTTAGTAAATTTATCTTGATCAAACTCAATCTTTTTCATTTATAATATCAATTAACGGTTTAATTTTAGATAATAAGTTTTCATATTTATCTAACTCTTCTTTTATTTTAACTAATTTATCATTTGTTAATTCTTTTGAATCTTCATCAAGATTAATTATTTTTGCTGTAGCATCAGGAAAATGAGCTTGAGTTAAATCAGAAAAATCTTTCATAAATTTAGCCATTGATTTAGCTTGATCATACTTATCTCTACCATATTCAGCTAACTCAAGAATTGTTTCATAAAGAAAGTTTAACTCTTCTTTGTTAAAGCTTTCTAATTGTTTTGTTATTGTCATAATAATTTTATTTGTCCTATTTGTTGTATGTCATTAATCCATTCTTTAGCTTTAGAAATATAATAAGTATAATCAATACCATATTCTTTAAAGTTAGTAGGATAAATAGCTTTGTTAAAATAAGTAACTTTCCACTCTTTTACAAGTTTATTACCTTTCATTACAGGTGCTTCTACTTGAGCAAAAGTATTATCTTCATACTTCTTTATCAAAGTCTTACCTTCTTTAGATACATAATATCTAACAGTTTTAGATAATTTCTTTTGATAATAATTACCTTGTTCTATCCAATGTAACTCATAATGAGATGCACCTTTTTTATCAGATCTTTTAGATTTAACACCTGCACAGAAATCAAATATATTTGTATGTTCTTTGATTGTCTTTTCTACAGGTATATTATTTACCCAATAATTATGTACAGCTAGAGGTATAATAGAATGAGATTTATTCTTGTGGAGTGGAATATCTTTAAATTCATATTTACCTTTAGTTTTAGTTTTACCATTAGTATATACACCAATATAATTATTTACGTCTGAAATTATCATTTTACTATATTCAGCATATTCAAGCTGTAGTTTAGTAATTTGCATCCACTTATCACATATTTGATAATACTTAGTTACAGAGTCTTTATGTAATCTCATAGTTAAACCGTCAGTATTAATCTGTATAAGATTACTTTTAGGTAACTCCATTAAATCTTCAGCTAACATAGTTAACATTAGTTGACCATTAATAGTAGTTGCCATAGTATACTGAGGGTCATATAACCAAGAATAAATATCATTAGATTTACCATACGTAGCATTTGCAGCTTCTTTGAATCCTTCAACAATTGCTTTATTACCTTTATCTTTCTTAGCTTTTTCTGCTAATCTAACATCTACAATTTCTTTCTTGTAAATATCTTTAAACTCTGGTCCTAAATGTTGAGGATACAATCCGTTTACAATAGCAATAGATGGATATAGACTAGCTACATCTGCATCAATAATAACATATTCATTATCAGCTTCTACAAGTTTATTTGTAACAGAACCATGAATACCACCTTTACCATATACAAATTCAAATCCTTTGTAAACTACAGATATTTCTTCTTCTTTCTTAGTTTTAGATATTTCCATATTCTTAAACTTATCAAGAAGAGAATTAAACTCTACAGATTTAAAACTAATATAAGGAAACAAAATATCTTTTACATTAATTGTAGATCTATAAGTTCTCATAGACCTTACATCTCTAAGGTTTTTACCCGTCTTTTGGCAATATAGTTTGAGTAATATCTCTGAACCTAGTTTAGAATTAGAATAGTTCATACAGTCAATACCGTATAAAGGTTTCAAAGCTCTTCTTACTGATAGTAAAGGTTCACTATATTTTAGTAAAGCTTTAGTAGCCAATACATCATTAAGATTATAAGAAAGTATCATTTCTTCCCAGTTACTACCTTCACCTTGACTTGGCATATCTTCAATATTATCCATATCCAAACCAAACTCACACCACTTCAAACCTGTACGTCTGTTTTTGTTATCAAAATGATTTACTCTGTATAAATCTAAATGTTTATGTCTTAGTTTCCATTCTGGTATATCAACCTGTCTATCATTATTTGAAGTTATAATCATTGCATAGTTCCTAATATCTTGTGGAGTACAATTAGGATAACGATACATATACTCTAATACCTGAGCATCAAAGTTTAAAGAATTATAACCTACTAAACCATCTATTTCTGTAGATAGAAACTCAAACATTTCAGGCATTTGGTTTTTAGTTTTACTATAAACAAATACTCTTGTATCATCTGAATCTCTATCTACAAACGTAGCTGTGAAAATATCAAGAGTTTCTAAATCCCAAACCCATATTTTCTTCATCATTTACTATTAATTATTAGTTCATCTACAACCATCCACTGACAATCTGCTGCTCTTATATCTTCATCGTTGTATTTACTAGTAAACCATTCAGAAGAATCGTTTAGGTCATCAGGATAATTTCTAATTAATACTTCTCCACTTGAGAAGTTAAGTATTACAATTCTTTTCATTTTCTTAAATCGTTTTCGTCAACAATCCTATCCATTAATTGTAGTTGGATACTATCTTTATATCTGATATAGCTATCCATTTCTCTGAGTTGTTCTCTGTCAACCCAAATAATTCCACCAAAGAAAAGGTTTAGTGCAAAGCTAAAAAAAATTAGCAAAGTACCAAGCCAAGACAGGATTATTTTTACAGAATTTACCATAATTATTTACCTTTAATTTTTAGACCTTGCATCAAGGATAACATACCAGCTTCCGCAGTTGCCTGGGCTTCAGAGCATTTAAAATTGTTTTGAATAATTTTTACAGCTTCTACAAACCATTGCTTTTCTTGGGTAACTGTTATTGTGTAATGATCATACCAATGATAAGTTGGCATAAGCTTATCTACTGATAATTTACCTTGAACATAACGATTTCTATCCTCTTTAGGAACAGATAGGAATTGTTTAATTCCTACCTGCTCTATAACTTCATCGTATGTAATTTGATAACCTGCTTTAACTAACTGAAGAGTTAGTAAATAACAAGTTATTTCACCTGAATCCATTTTTTTCATAACTAAAAAGGTAAAGGTTGATTATGTCTTTTATCCTCAATACAAGCCTCAAGTAATAATAGATAGTTACGTAAGTCACCAAACTTTTCCATAACTAAATCTCTTGAAGGAATATATTTAGGATCTTTAGACATATCATCTATAATATCTGTAACAGATACAAGATGTTTTAATGCCATACCCCATAAACATTCCTCCCTGGTTTTACCAGTTATCCTTGCAGCTTTATCAAAATTATGAAGCTTATTATCTTCATTAGCATATTCAGCTGACTTTTTAATAAGCACTGTCTTTGAAGATTCTAATGCATCTTCAATTACTTTATTAAATTTTTCACTTTTCATAATAACTTAAATTGTTGTATTTCAGCCCTCATATCAGTATAGAATGTAAAGACTAGTTTCCTATCCTCAAAATTTTGTATTGGAGTATAAATAGGAAAACCACCTGTTACATATCTAACCTCATCATCTTTAATAATACCCATATTAGTTAACACATCCT